ACCATGCTGCCGCCGCAGGTACGCTGACATGAAAAAGGAAAAAGCCCCGCTGGGGCTGTATATCCATATCCCCTTCTGCCGTCAGAAGTGCGCCTACTGCGATTTCTACTCCCTGCCCAGCCGGGAGGATAAAATGGACGCGTACACCGACGCGCTGATCCGGCATATCCGGGAGGTAGCGCCCCGCACGGAGTCCCATCAGGTGGACACGGTGTATTTCGGCGGCGGCACCCCCAGCTATCTGGGCGCGGAGCGGCTGCGCAGCATTCTGCGCGCGGTGATGAAGGGATGTCCCGTCACCCGGGACGCGGAGATCACGCTGGAGGCCAACCCGGACTCCGCCTGCGACATCAAAGCCCTGCGCACCCTGCGCCGAGCGGGGTTCAACCGCCTGTCCCTGGGCGTCCAATCGGCGGACGACGGGCTGCTGCGCGCCATCGGGCGCATCCACACCTTTGCGCAGGTACAGCAGTCCGTGACGGCGGCGCGGAAGGCGGGCTTCAAGAACATCAGCATGGATCTCATCTACGGCCTGCCGGGGCAGACCATGCAGCAGTGGGAGGACACCCTTTCCGCCGTGATTGCCCTCGCCCCGGAGCACATCTCCTGCTACGGCCTGAAGCTGGAGCCGGGCACGCCCCTGTATGAGCGGCGGCTGGAGGAGACATTCCCCGATGACGACGCGCAGGCGGATATGTACCTCTACGCCGTCACTATACTGGAGCAGAATGGCTACGGTCAGTACGAGATATCCAATTTCGCCAGGCCGGGCTATGAATCCCGCCACAATCTGAAATACTGGCGTATGCAGGAGTACGCCGGCTTCGGCCCCGGCGCCCACTCCGACTTCGGCGGCGTGCGGTACGCTTACGTCCGGGATCTGGACGGCTACATAGGCGGCAGGCTGATCCTCTCCGAATCGGAGAGCGACGCCACCCTGACCCGGGACTATGAATACGTCATGCTGTCCCTGCGCACGGCGGATGGCATCGATCGCCGGTACTTCGAGACGACGTACCGCCAGCGGTTCCAGCCCATGGAGGAGCTGTTCCTGCAATACGAGCAGGCGGGGCTGGCCTGCCGCACGGAGAACGGCTGGCGGCTGACACCCAGAGGCTTTCTGGTGTCCAACAGCACCATCGTGGCGCTGGAGGACGCGCTGGCGCAGCAGAAGCTCCGCCGGGAGCAGGCGGTGGCTAGCGGCAACTACCGCGTTATATAGGGAAGTTCCGCTCGCGCCGGACAGGGAAATTCCACCGCGCCCCTTGACAAACAGCACCGTTTTGCTATAATAAATGGGTATTCCGTTTGCGAGCGTGCTGGAATCGGCAGACAGGCAAGCTTGAGGTGCTTGTGTCCGTAAGGTCGTGTGGGTTCAAGTCCCATCGCTCGCACCAAGAAAGAAAATCGCGTAGCCATGCGGTCTACGCGATTTTTCTTGTATTTACAAGGGCTTCCGACATTTTCGCAGTCTGCTACCCCGGCCGATTTGTCCGCTTTTTTGGACGTTTTCAGGGCTTAAAAAGACATCAAGTGTCAACAAAATGGCAACGAAAACAGCCCCGGCTTCATTGCAAGCCGGGGCTGTTTCCTTACTCCCTCAGCAGCTTGCGCCACGTATTCTTTCCCACGATGCCGTCGGCACTCAGATGGTTGCGCACCTGGAACGCCACCACTGCGCTGCGGGTGGCGCCGCCGAAGTCGCCGTCCGTGCCGTAGGTACCCAGATCGTAGCCCTTGCCACGGAGCAGCTCCTGCAGCACCCTGACCTTATCGCCCTTGTCACCCTTGCTGAGCTGCGGAAACACCGCCGTAAAGCCGCCTGCGGCGCTCTCTGTGGGCTTTTCCGCTGCCGCGCCCTCGGATACCTCCTTGAACGGGAAATGCGTACCGGGGCACCCTGTGGCGTTCACGTCGCTGTGCCTCTGCACCTTGCTGATGCCGTACTTGTCCTTCAGGTACTGCACCAGCTCCTGCCCGGCCTTGCGCTGGGCGCCGCCCATCGTCTCGGTCATGAAGTTGCCTTCGAAGCAGATGCCGATGCTGTCGTAGTTGTTGTTCCCCGCGTGGGCGCCCACTACAGTCTCCGGCCGGCCGCGATACACGCTGCCGTCCTTGCGCACGAAGAAGTGATACCCGATGCCAACCCAGCCGTTGGCCAGATGCCAGCTGTGGATCTGCTGCGCCGTACACTTGCTGGCGGCGGCGTGGTGCAGGATAATGCGCGTGGTGGAACGGCGCTTTGTCAGTGCGCCGTTCCACTTGTATGTAACCTCGTTAATCTTCATCGTCCGCCATGCCCTCAGTCTCCGTCTTTACGCGGGACAACTGCTTAAACACCTGATTGACGCCCGTTGCGGTCAGGCCGGACATAATGCCCACGGCGACCGCCGTAAAGTAGTCCTCGGCGGGGAAATCCGGCATGTGGAATGCCAGCGCCAGCGCCCCGATGATGCCGCCGCACACACCGCAAATAATGGGGATCCATTTGCTGTCCAGCGCCGTGGCCTTCACGATCATGCCGATCAGATAGCAGATGACGATGATAGCGGCAACAGTGGCCACTCCGATAGTGTTGATGTCCATAGTTGTACCTTTCCTTTCCGCGGCTCACGGCCGCACACAAAATGGTTGTTTCCTACTTCGCCTCCAGGTCGGCGATGCGATGATTGATGACCTTGATCTGCTCCTCCACCACCGGCATTCGGCGGGCGTAGTTGTTGTGCTCCCGCACCTCCCGTGCCAGCTCCTCCAGCTTCGTCTCCGTGACGGCCTGCTGTTTGCTGTTGGCGATCAGTACGCCCATCAGCGTCAGCCCCCCAGTGATGATGGCCACGATAATTGTCTCTGTCATAGGCAAATTTTCCTTTCCTTGTCACCCGTACCACGGCTCGCTGCCGCCCGTTTTGGGCGATGCCACCGGCAGGGTGCGTTCTGTCCCTCCTGTTCCGTCCGGCGCGGACGCCGCCTCTCCGTCCCTGGCTGCCACCCTCTGTCTCTCCTCCGGCAGCTGCACCGCATGTGGATGCCTCCTGCCCGCATACAGCGTCAGGGCGATGATGCCGCCAATGATGGCGCATAAAAGCAGATGGTAAGCGGCAACTCGGATCCAGAGCTTCATTAGCGTCCTCCCCGGTGTCCGAATCGGACACCTTACTCCATAGACACCTTCAGGTTGTTTTCGTAGATCAGCAGGGTATTGCCCTCCGGTACCGTGACGGGTGTGGTCAGTGCCCCGGCCATGACAGGCGCGCCGCCAGTCTGCGCGGAGAACAGCCCGAAGTGCGTCACTGTGCCGAAGCCTCCGCCGCCCTCCACCGCCGTGGCAATGTAGATCTTGTTGCTGCCGTTCTTGATCTCCCCGCTGGCCGCCGCGTCCATCGTGTAGGTAGCGGTGTTGCCTCTGATGCCCAGCCGCACCCGCTTGTAGCCCGTGGCGGCGCCGGGCTCGGTGAAGTTGGTGATGGCACCTGCGGCCGAGAGGGTCGGCGTGGTCGTGCTGACGCCCAGATAGCACTCCCCCGCCGTGGGGATCGCCGGGTTGCTGTCGCCCCTGGCAAAAAATGCGTTCAGCAGCGCGTTGCTAATTGTAGTTGCAATCATAGTTTTACCTCCATTTTGTTACTCGGTTGTATCTTCAGGGATTGCCAATGTGATGTTGACTTGCAGGGATTTCTTTCCAACGTATTTGTATGTAGGAGTCGTTACGGGGAGAAATACCGACTTCTCATAGTCGTCCATCTCTGCCAAATAAGCGGATACAAACTGTGCAGGGATGCCAGACGGAAATACGGTAGTAAGTTGTTCCTGTAGAATCGCTTCCGTCAGGTTGTTCGCTGTTTGCGGAATTCCACCCTGCACGGCGGTCGTGTTCCATCCCTCTGTCAGCGTCACATCTCCCATATCACTTGTCCACAAACCGTCCAAGAATTGCTGCAATACTGCATTTACAAGCGTCTGTCCACCATAGCTATACCATGCAACATTAAAGCGAGATGAGTCACTTGCAAGGATAACGGCCACCAGATTGCTTGTAATTCCATAAGCCGGAATGGTATTGCAATATCCGACAGCAAGGGGGTTTCCACCTTCTGCGTTTGCAAACGACTTGAAGCCAGTTTCGTACGTTGCCATCGCACCAGATGGTGTTTGAACGTTATACCCGGTCATACGTGTTCCGCCGTCTGCTACAACAGGACGCATGATAAAGGGAATAGATACTGTATCTCCGCCTGCTGGGGAAAACACAGCGTTGATGGCCGACTCCGGGAAAACGAATGAGTAGTCCGGTGGGTACATGAAATCATCATAGAGCCAACCCTGCTGGAGCTCATCAAGACTTCGCGCCAAAACAGCCAGTAAACCAGCCAGTGTCTTTGGATCGCTATCTGCAATAGCAGGAATTGTACAAACGTGTTCCAAAGCAATAAACGATGCCTTTGTCCCGCCTTCAAAAACAGACGCGAACTCTGAGGTCAAATTCGTCATGAGGTCTGTCGCAAAACTATTAAGGGTATCAGAGTTCAAATGATACTTAATAATATTTTCCCATAGATGCCAGTAGTTGTAGTCACTTGACCCCAAATCCCATTTCCCGCTGGCTTTCGTCCAAAGGTCTAACCTTATTCCGGATGCCGGCCACACCGTGCGTATGGCGCAGCCATCTCCAGCAGGGTCACCATACTGATAGATGGCGGCTTTATAAGCATCTACATCCCCACCGGAAGATGGA